AGGTCGGCGCGTAATTGCCCGATTTCCTTGGCCGTGCCCATCGGCTTGCCCTCGTCATTAACCCAGCACAAGGCCACATAGCGGGCATACAGGTTGGACATGTTGCGCTGCTTTCCATCGGCCCCGACAATGCTGGCCTCGAAGCCAGCGCGGTGTTCCGAGGTTAACGGCATCAGCCAGATACAATCCAAGCCCTCAGCTTTGAGGGCTTTGACTGATTGAGCGATTGCGCCATCCTTGGCAAATTCAGCGTATTCAATGCGAACGGGTTCAACCTTGAATACCGATTGAAATGCTTTCAGACTTTGCATGAATTGCTCCTTATGCCATCGTTACCGATGAGGTGATGCGCAGAGACACGCTGGCGCCGACTTTATCGTCGACCGCGATATTCAACGCAAATTGCGATGGATAGGCCGTAAAGATGAACGTCGTTTGCGGGCTGTCCGTCAAGGTGATCTTGTAGGTACCTACGGTCTGCGCCGAGAAGTCATCCCACAATTCCTGATGCCGGTTCGCGGTGGTCGCCTGGTCGAAAACGATTTCGCAATCTACTGAACCCCAATCGGGCAGTGACGGCACGAATTCTTTCGCCGTGCTGCTCAGATTGGTCACGTCAATCTCGCCGGTGGTGCCCGAAGGACCGCCAATCGAAATAACCTGGCCGATGGTTTGATACGCCTGCGGGCTGGTGGTAGTGGAAAACCGTGACAGCGTGCAGCCCTGTGATTTCAAATTAGCCATGATAACCTCCTATAGGTAATGGCATTGGTGGTAATGCCGGTCATCCGGCAGCGAAAAGCCCGCGAGTGCGAGCCGTAAAACTAATCCATGAAACTCCAGTCGATGACCAGAGTGAAAACCTGCGTGGTGGGGTCGTAAAGATCGAACTCCAGGTCAAGGTATCCATTCCCTTCCAGCGCGCCAATCACGGCGCTGCCCAGAGCCTTCGATCCCGCATAGGTTTCCGCATTGCAGTTGATCTGGATGCGCTTGCGCACCCCATCGCCAACCCCCGGCAAGGTGCTGATGCGCGAGCCGGCCACGTTGAAATAGGCCAGATACGGAAACGCGGTATCCTGCGGCGCCGGCACGGGATAGATGCGCGTGGATACCAGCGCGGCCACCGTGGCGTTATTGGCCAGTGTGGCGTAGAGGGTTGTTTCAATGCTCATGCGCGGCCTATATGCCTTCTGCGGTTGGCTGAATTATTCACAATCCCCTCGTATTTTTTGCCAATCTTCGCGCCCTCGCGGGCAATGCCCCGGCCTAGCTCGTCGCCGAATACCTGGATAAATACTGCCCGGTTAGATTCCAGCGCCGGGCGCAGGAACGGCTGCGCGGCCATCTTGACCGTGCCGAACTCAACGAACTTGCCATAGTACGCGCCGGTTGGATTTTCGCGGGTGCCGCCCTGCTCTACGCCAATGCCAACAATCTCGGACAGGTAGCGCGGATTGGGCAGCCGTTTGCGCTTGATGGATTTGCGCAGGTTGCCACTAAGCGCTTTCCAGTCCTGTTTCCATTTACCTGACTTCAATTGCTTAACTGGCGTGTATTTTCCGCCATCTTCGCTAGACGGAGCACGGGCTTGCGCTTCCCGCCATACCGGATAGGCTCCCTTCATCATGGCTTTGGCTACCAGGTTGCCTTCCTTGCCGCCCATCTCTTTGCGCAAATCTTTCAGCGCGGATTCCATCTCTTTGAAGCCGTGGATTTCATAGTAAACCTTAACGCTCACAGCACCAGCCCCCTATGATTACCCGCAACGCTGATGGTGGTTTTGATGGTCACGCTACCGACCACAATGCCGGGACCGCTACCGGAGTCCATCCCGGTTGACTGGTATGCGCTTGCAGGCAAACATACTCAACCCCGTTGTAAAGCACATGGTCGCCAATCGCATACGATACCGCCGCCCCACTCCATTCTGGAACACCCGATCCACCCTGGTTCTTCGACCAGAACAACGCTTCAACTGTAGCCGCGCCTTCAGGGATGTTGAAGAATCCCTCTTGTGCTGATCCCAGCAGCAGCGCGAAATTGACCTGCGCGGCAGTCGGCTGAACCTGCCCCGGTGGACAGCGGGTTAAATACGTCCCGCCTTCATTGACGAAAGCGCCCGTGGTATATAGATACGCAGTACATTCGGGATCGGAATAAATCCCCACCGCTCGGGCTGTAATATCCCGCACCGGATCATCTGACACCATC